CACGTACACCCACAAGAAAAGCCCCGAGGCGCTTTACTGGGTGCAGTGCGCCAACGACTGGGGGTTCACGGTGAACTTGAGCGCCGACGACGCAGGCGAGGCCGACGCGCTGGCCAACGTATCGCGCTCGCCCCTAACCTGCATCGTGCCCATGGATACCCCAGAGAAGACAGAGACGCCCGAGGGCCGCACAATCATCGTATGCCCAGCCCAAACCTGTGACGACATCACCTGCGCATCGTGCGGGCTTTGCGCACGTGCTGATCGCCGCGTGATCATCGGGTTCCGTGCCCATGGATCCCGCGCCCGTGTAACCGACGCACTGGCCCGCCGCGTCATTCCAATTTTGAAAGCCTAACCATGATCAACCTCGAAAACCTAACCGCCTCAGAAGCTGAGCGCCTTGCATACGCTGAGGGCTTCCCAGGCACTGCCAGACAGTTTGCCCGTATCGTTGACCTTCAACGAGCACTTGGCCAGGCTGTGGCCGCGCTTGATGAAATCGCGTATCGCACGCCAACCCGTGGCCGCCCAGCCGCAGCCAAAGCCGCACTGGCCACCATTGGCCAGACAATCGATCTGTGGGAGCTGCCCGAATGAACTACACCGAAGCCGAATACATAAATGCTGGGTTTCAGTTCGAGCGGGACAAGATCCCCGCCCAGTCGCTGCGCGTGATGCTGGAATCGGAGAGCATCGATTTTCGCGCTGAGGCCCGCCGCCTAATCGAGCAGGGCCGAGCTGAGGCCAGATTGACCGAGGCCCGAGCATGAGCGCCGTTCTAGTTGCCCTCACCGTCGCGCTGATCGCGGCCGCATGGGATCTTTGACGCACTGCCTAGGCTTACCCCTTACCAACCCCCAGCAAACGCGCTGGGGGCTTTTTTACCCCTACTTTTAAGGATCCTATGACACCAACTAACCCGCCCCAATTTACCGCCGACCTGCTGGCCATGATCGAGCGCCGTGCACTGAGCGACACCCGCGCCGCCGGCCTGCTGGGTGTGCCCGTGTTCACGCTGCGCAAGTGGACAGCTGGCCAACGCTCGCCCAGCGCCGCTGCGCACCGGCTGCTCGATGTGCTTTTGACCCTTGAAGCCATTGCGCCCGACGTGCTTGGCGCACTCACACCACCCGATGCACCCGAGTCCTCTAGGGCAAAAAAGCCCTTATAAGGCATCTGGAACTTTTTTGAAATCTCAATGAACTTAAAACCAAAACCATGAAACGAATCACAATTCCTATCACCGGAAACCTTGACAACATCAAAATTAAGATAAAAGAGGATCAAGGTATTGACATGAGCTACGCTCAAACCGTCGACTTCTTGATTCACTTTTATAAAAAGCACAGCGGCATGACTAACCCGATTACTCAGTGGAGGGGTAAATAATGTGGCCATTCCCCCCATTTCCTAACCCACTCGACAAGGGCACAAAGCAGCCCAAGTTCAACCCTGACAACTATGAGGACGCACCGTTATGACACAGACAGAAGCACTCAAATTAGCATTGGAGGCGTTGGGAAACTCTTGGACAGAACCAAACAATGAGCAATACAAAATTGAGAAAGAAGCCATCACCGCCATTAAAGCCGCACTAGCAAACGAAGCATTAGAAAGAAAAGCAGAGAACGCTAGAGAGTTGGGCTTGGACTATGAGCCTGACTGGAAAGAAGAATATCAAAAGGCTGTTGACTTGCATTGCATCACACTTGATGAATTACGAGAAGCAAACGCATGGATAAAAAATTTAGAGAAATTGATGGCTAATCAAGACGCAATGCTGGAACGCCAAACAGCACGCATTGTTGAATTGCAAGAACACATTGATAACTTTGATGGAGAAGACCGATGAGCGAACCAGTTGAATATCAAATGAGAATGCGACCAGCATGGGTTAATCCTCATTTGTGGAGTGATTGGGAAAAATGTAGCAAAGGTTCTTTTGATGATTACACAAAGACACCAAAACTGCATGACTGGGAATATGAAGTACGTACCCTTTACACCACCCCACCACAGCGCACATGGGTAGGGCTGACTCTGGAGGAAATTGAATCCGAGTGGGGCTTGTTTATGTCCGGTCAAGGTTCTGGTTACATCCCTGACTTTGCCAAAGCACTCGAAACCAAACTCAAGGAGAAGAACACATGACCGTGGAGATCAACAGCTCAAACACTGTAGCCGTTGACCGTGAATACTACTGGCAACCCATGGACACCTGCCCCCGTGGCGTTAAGGTGCAACTACTAGGCGCCGGTGGTGTTGCAGTCTACGGTCAATACCACGCCAAAGATCCATGGTGGACACACTGGGCACCTCTTCCATCTAAACCAAAGGAGAACAAATGAACTTCAACCAAGGAAAACTTGTAGACGGGTTGATTGATGACCTGATGCAAACCATTCACAAATACGACGACACCTTGTACATGGCAACAGTCATTGGTGCTTTAGAGTTCGTTAAGCTGCAACTAATTGAGGAAAGCAGGGAGGACGATGATGACGAATAACATGAACATCGTGATGTACACAAAATCAAACTGCCCCAACTGCACCGCGGCCAAGATGACCCTCAAGATGCACGATCTAGACTTCGTCGAGGTAGATGTGGAGCTGGGGGCACGGTGGCAGAACCTTTTGAAAGAGTTCCCCGATGCCCGTCAAATGCCCCAGATCTTCATCAATGACCAGCGAGTCGGTGGGCTTGCAGGGTTGCAGGCTGCGCTGAAGCAGTTGAAAATTCAAAAAGCCCTGGACAAGAAAGCAGAGAACGCCCGTGATCTGGGGCTAGACTATGAGCCGTGAAAAAGCCCCTCGCGGGGCTTGATCAATCCAGCAACTCGGCCCCGTGAACCCGGGGCTTTTCTTTTCTGGACAGCCGGTAGATCTCATCGAGCTGGCGCTGTTTGGCATCGATCACAGCCTTGCGGTGATCCTTGAACTCGACAGCCAGGGCAGGGTTAATGGCCCACTGGGCGTGGTGCTGGTTCTCTTTTGACCCATCGTCCATGCGCATGACCCAGCGACCCTGCTCCAGTGGGTACATGGCCCCATAGATCATCTGGTCCTGTTGCCACACGTTGACCTTTTCGATCTGGCGGCGTGCTGACCGCTTGATCTCGGCCATCGTGATGGTGCTCTCGTCGGCGTGCTGGATGATGTAGTCGCGCAGCCAGGTGTCAAAGTTGGACGCACCGGACAACTCACTCAAGGCATATCGGTAAGCTGGGACCACGTAGGACTGCACCAGATGGATCACCCGCTTGGCGATGTCTGCGGATACGGTCATGCTAAACGGCGACTCCATCAGGTGGAACATGAGCATGATGCGGCCAGCCAGACCCTCGATTTTGCCGAATGCGGTCATAAAGGTGTCGTCCGATTGCAGCAATCGTTCATCGTTGCGCTTGGCGTCGTACCAGTCTTGGAACTCCTGATACACGGCCTTGCCCTCGGGGGACAACTGGTAGGTCATGGGAGGCAGGGCGAACACGATCCGCAGGGTCTGCTCCCACTGGTCCTTGTTGAGCAGATAGTCGGGGATCTCGACAGGCTTGCGGGTCAGGTTGCCGTTCAGGATGCAGGGCACAAAGCGCTGCACCAGACCATCGGCGCTCAGGTTGTGCAGGTTTTCCCTAAAAACTCGGGGCTGGATGTTGCCGTAGATCGACACAGCAAGGTTCTCGGCATAGATCGAACCACTGCCCACACGGTCCATCTCGTAAGGGGCTGATTCGTATGCTTTGACCCATGCCGAGCGATCCTCGCCGCTGGCCTTGTCTGTGAGTTTGCGCACCCAGCTGTTCATCTCGTCAAGGGCGCACAGCAGACCACGGGGACGGTCAGCAGCCAAGCGCACCAGCTTCTGGCTGGTCACGTCATCCACCGTGATGCGCAGGGGCACCGGCTGCGGTGGGAGGTCGTAAACTTGAGGTGCCTGATCGCCACTGAGCATGGCCTCGGGACTGCCGGAGAACTCAAGGAAAGCCTTTTTGCTGCTGGCAAACATGGCCTCTTGGCCTTCCCAGTCCAGCAGTTCCTTTTTGAACCGTGGACGATCCTCGATCTCGAGGTTTTTGAGTGGGGACAGCATGGGCGCAGAGCCTGGGGTCTTTTTGTCTGCTGGCGCACCGATCGTCATCAGCCACAGGACTGGAGGCACCTTGAAGTCTTTGATTAACTCGAGTCGGGTGCGTGCATCGACCACCCCGCAGATCGCAGCCAACCCTGCGAACAGGGGCACCAAAGGGTCACAGCCCACAGTCTGGCCGATCTCCTCGGCACGGCGGGCGATGACAGCAGGCCACAAAGACACATCCATCATCGGTGGCCGTGGCCTGAGGTCAACGATGACCGACTTTGGGTCGGCGGGTGCTCCTACTGCTGAGAACATGGACGAGATGTCGGGCATGGGCTTGACCCACCCGTGCTGTTTGGCCGTGTGAAACAGGCTGCCCAGCTTGACCGCTGTGGCCTTGTCGTTCCTGAAGCTGACCCATTGGTTGACGATTTCACGCTCACCAGGGTATTTGTCAACCGACTGCTGACTCCAGTCATGCCAGAGGGTCAGGGCCTGATCGAGCTGATCGGTCTGCTCGCCTGCCCACTTGAGCGCCATACCCACGGTGACCCACTCCTCACGGGAGCAGTTGGCAGGGATGGACTCGAGGGCTGACCGAATGTCGGACCATGACGCATCGACAGCTTCACCGGTGCCGATGGTGCGGGTGTTGTCCTCGGCCAACAAGCCCTGCCACAGATCGAGCAGGGGTTGGGGGATCTGGGGCAGACGGGTCCAGTGACCCTTGCCAGCCCAACGGTACGGCTGGAGCGTGTCGGGGTGGATCGATGGGGGCATAACGTCCTGCACCGTCAGGCCGTTGGCCGTGGCGCAGCGCAGCTCGTAGGCTGTCACGCTGTTGATCAGGATCTTTTTGGACGGCAGCGCCAAGCCAAAGGGCATCTGGTACAGCAGCTTGCCGTGACCAGCCCTGCCCGAGTCCACGATGACAGCATCGTTGGCATCATACAACGCCTGAAGATCGATGCCGTGTTGCTTCAATGCAACAGTGGTGCTGTCCCACTCGTCAATGTCCAAGGCCATCGTGCCCGAGTAGGCGTGGGCCAAGCCGATGCCAAAGCCTGGGGGCAGATCGCCCTGAGCCTTGAGTGCGTTGGTCTTGAGGTTCCAACCCGGGGTGCGTGGCCCTTTGGTGCCTGCTGGGATGGGCACCAGTGACCAGCCGTGTCTGATGTAGGCATCGATGGATGCAGGGTGTGCTTGTACTGTTGGGATAGCTGTCATAAAATCCTCTTGCTGGTGATCGCAGTTGCCAGTCGTTTCATGGTTTTCTCCTTTAAAAGCCCCGGTCTAACCACTGGGGCTTTTTCTTTTCCAAAATATTTTTTGAATTTGTTGCACAATCGTAGCACACCGTGATACACTTTGTTCAACCGATCAGGAAATATTTATGGCAACTCTCAAATCCAAGTCCAAGTTTCTGACTGTACGGGTGTCCCCCGACAGTCACAAGAAATTTCACACCAAGGTGCGCAAGTTCGGGCAACCGTCTGACGTGCTGCGTGAAATCATCGAGGCGTTCATCGAAGACCGTCTCACAATTCAACCTCCCGTAACTCGTAAAGAAAGTCTCTACCATGTCTCTTGAACTCAAAATCGAAGCCCTGACTGCTGCCGTGATCGCCCTGACTGCCAAGCTGGAGTCGAGCAATGTAGCATCAGCCGCACCTGTTGTACCAGCACCCGCACCCGTGGTACAAGCTGCCCCAGTTGTCGAGCCTGCACCCGTAGCCGCTGCCCCAGCGATGCCCGCACCTCCCAGCTTCGCTGCTCCCGCTCCTGCGGCCGCACCTGTTGCCACTGGCGCACCGTTCACTGACGGCAAAGGTCTGATTGACTATGTGATGGCCTCGTATAAGGCTCTGGGTGCTGCCAAAGGCGCACAGATCCAAAACGTCCTGACTGGTCTGGGTTACCAGAACATCAACGATGTGAAGCCCGAGCACTACGGCGCTCTGTTCGCTGGTGTGGAAGCACTCAAGTGAGCGACCACGCCCAACTGTCCCCCTCGAAGCGCAGCCGCTGGGCCTTGTGCCCTGGCAGCATTCGAGAGGAAGCGAAGTACCCTGATACCGGTAGCGGCCCTGCCGCTATTGACGGGACGCACAGCCACACGCTGCTTGAGGAATGCTTCAAGGGTGTGCCAGTTGACCCGACAGAGTTTGTCGGCCTACCGATGAAAGACCATGAGGGTGACTTTGTGGTTGACGCATCCCGCGCACAGCGTGTCAAGGTGGCCTACGACTACATCACCAAGCGAGTGGCCGAGGAGTCCACGCCCTTCCTGATTCCCAAAGTAATCAGCGAAACCCGTGTAGACCCCGAGCATCTGCTGGGTCGCTCTGACTTGTCGGGCACAGTGGACATCCAGATCCACGGGTACGACATGCTTGAGCTGATCGACTACAAAGACGGCATGGGTGTTGTTAGCGCAGAAGGCAACTTGCAGCTTGAGCAGTACGCTTATGGTGTCCTGGCAGGCTTCAAGTTGCCCGTTAACGGTGACTACCCGTTCAAGACAGTTCGCATGACCATCATCCAGCCCAAGCTGGCGCTGCGCGGGATGCCCGCCATCTCGTCGCATGATGTTTCCGTGCGTGACTTGTTGGCGAACATGGGTACAATCATCGTTCAAGCTGCTGCAACTGACAAACCAGATGCACCGCTTGTACCGGGTGAAAGTCAATGTAAATTCTGCCGTGCCAATGGGTCATGCTCTGCACTGGCAAACAATGTAATGAAGGAGGTCGGGATCATGTTCCAGCCTGTCGTAACTCAAACACTCGATGTCGCACAGCAAAGTGCTGACAAAGATCCATCCACGATGGACGATGCCCAGATCGCTCAGATCATGGAAGCTGCTCCCCTGATGCGCCAACTCCTCGAGGGTGTGGAGAAGGAAGCCTTGCGCCGTCTTGAAGCCGGTGGCACGATCCCTGGCCTTAAGCTGGTCAACGGTCGCGGCTCCCGTGCTTGGGCGTTGCCCGAGGAGGAGATGGCCGAGAAGTTGGTCAAGATGGGCATTCCCAAGAACGCTGTCTATGAAACCAAACTCGTATCCCCTGCCAAGGCTGAGAAGCTGACGTGGGAAAAGCGCGATGGCACGAAGGTCACACTGACCGAGCGCCAGCTCAAGCGCATGGATCAAGAGTACGTGTCCAAGTTGGCTGGCAAGCTAACTGTGGTCCCCGAGTCTGATGCCCGTCCTGCGGTCATCAAGAACGCTGCACCGCTTTTCAGTGCAGTGGAAACCCCCGCCGAGCTTCCCGCTTGGCTTTCGTAAATCAATGGAGTAATCGTTATGTCCGACATCATTTTTCTGTCCAATGTCCGTTTGTCTTTCCCCCACCTCGCAGAACCCCAAAAGCAGGTGAACGAAGCCACTGGTGCTACCCGCATCAGCTACAACGCCGAGTTCATCATGCCCCAAGACCATGCAGGGTTCCAGCAGTTTATGCAGCGTTATGGCGCGATGGCAATGGAGAAGTGGAAAGAACACGCCCAGACTGTCATGGGCATGATCCAAAACGACCGCAAGACCCGCTGTTTTGGCTTGGGTGCTGAGAAGATCAACAAGAAGACCTTCAAGCCCTACGATGGTTACGCCGATGCCGGTGCTGTGTTCATCACTGCTGGCCGCGACAGTGCCCCTCAAATGATCCAAGCAGACGGCTCACCTGTTGACCCATCGAACACGATGGCGTACATGCAGTTGGCCCGTAAGATGTACGGCGGTTGCCGAGTCAACGCTGCCGTCAAGCCTTGGTTGCAGGACAACAAGCACGGCCGTGGCATCCGCTGCGACCTGATCGCTGTCCAGTTTGCTGCTGATGACGTGGCCTTTGGTGAAGGTGCTACCGATGCGTCTGGTCTGTTTGGTGCTGTGGCTGGTGGTGCTGTGGCTGGTGGTGCTCCTGCTGCGCAAGCAGGTGTGCCGGGCTTTGCACCATTCCAGCAGACGACTCACGCCATGCCTGCTGCACCGTTTGCACAAGCGGGTCTGCCTTCCTTCTTGGGCGGTCAGTAATCGAATCGGGGGGAAAGCGGATGCTGTGACGGCGTGCAGAAAGAGCCACCGGCAACCTCGCAAGGGTGCACAGACGCAGCGAGTACCCCCACCTTGTAAGGAGTAAGAGTAATGTTTCCACCAGTTATCGATGTTTGCTGCGGTTCGCGCATGTTCTGGTTTGACCGAAAAGACAAGCGCGCTATTTTTGTGGACAAGCGCCGCGAAACTCATGTGCTGACCGACTCGTCCACTAAGGGCGGCACCCGTGATTTAGTAATTGACCCTGATTACTTGGCAGACTTTACAAATTTGCCTTTTCCTGACAACACCTTTGCATTGGTAGTATTTGATCCACCTCATTTTGAACGCAATGGTTCAACCGGATGGGTTGGTCTTAAATATGGAACGCTTGAGGGCGACTGGCGTGAAATGTTACGCAAGGGTTTTGCTGAATGTTTTCGCGTGTTGCGACCAGAAGGAACATTAATTTTCAAATGGTGTGACGACGAGCACGCGTTGTCTAAAATTTTGGAATTAACGCCTGAAAAACCGTTATTTGGTCATCGAAGTGGAAAACAACAAAAGACTCATTGGGTCGCTTTTATGAAATCCGACGAGGTAACGTGTAATGAGTAACGACTATGTGTACGACATCGAAACCTACCCCAACGTCTTCACGCTGGCGCTGGAGCATGCAGAAGCACCGCTACGCTGGTCTTTTGAAATCAGCGACCAACGCAACGACTCCAAAGAGATCATTGAGTTTCTACGCTATCTCGCGGATACGAATGCCCGCATGGTCGGGTTCAACAACCTGGGGTTCGACTACCCCGTCCTGCATACGCTGATTCGCATGGGCAAGTCTGACGCCCGCGCCCTGTATGACAAGGCGATGGCGATCATCCATTCGCAAGACGATGACAGCAAGTGGATGCACAACGTCAACCCGTCTGACCGATTCGTTGACCAGGTTGACCTGTTCAAGATTCACCACTTCGACAACAAGGCACGCGCCACCAGCCTCAAGGTGCTTGAGTTCAACATGCGCTCAGACAGCATCGAGGACCTGCCGTTTCCTGTGGGCACTGCACTGAACCCTGAGCAGACCGAAGTGCTCAAGCGATACAACGCACACGACGTGGCGCAGACCAAACTGTTTCTCGGGCACACGGCTGACATGATCAGCTTCCGCGAAAAACTTTGCACCATGTACCCA